AATTTATTCACGTTTCTTTTATATCTTTCCGTACCATTCTTGTTTTTTATGGTTACTGAGGTGGTCGCCCCACAACCTGAATCATATAAAAACAAATCGGTTGATTTACGTGAATACTATTATGAAAATCATAAGGTTATATTAGGATTAGCAGTAGCATTACAAACTTGTCTTCTTGCAAATCTTTTTGTATTTTTTCAAGGAGAATTAGCGTCATTGAAAGTAGTAGGTAGAGTTATTATGCTTTGTATTATGACTCCAATGGTATTCAGTACTAATAAAAAGATTCATGAAATCGGTATGGGAATCTTTTTCGCAGGATTCATCTATACCATTATAAAGTATCATATTTTCGTTGCAGAATATTAATGAATAAAATAATACATGAACATTGGCGTGATTGGGCAGCAGTAGTTTACTTGTTTCTCTGTGTAGTAGATTTCTTTATTGCTCCTTTGATGTGGAACATAGGCATGACAATGATGAGTGATGAAATAAAAATGAACACAAGTAGATGGGTTCCTCTTACATTACAAGGGGGTGCCATGTTACATTTGAGTTTTGGAGCAATATTAGGTGCGACATCTTGGAATAAACATAAAGAAATTACTAATGGGAATGGCGATAAGCCTGATTCTCACTAGTTGTGCAAAGCACAACAAAGACGATAAAACACATAATGATTTGGGTAGTGGTGATAAGTCAAATTTACCAGTTACAATAACCTCACTCATTGAACACGCAGAATATTGTAAAGCAATTTACGATAGTGGTGGTGACCAAAAAGATGAGGTTGCGTTTGAGGTAAAACAAGAAGGTGGAATATCAATAATTGTTATTAGGGGCACAGCAAATGATGCAAATGTATTATCAGATGTTGATGTAAGATTGGTGAGTGATGCACGTACAGGTATCCGGCTTCATAAAGGATTTAGAGATGCCGCTGTAACTGTAATGCAAATTATAGATACTACAAAAACTCTTGAACATACTGTACACGTTACAGGTCACAGTTTAGGTGGAGCTGTTGCACAAATAATAGGAATGTGGCTCCACAAGAGAGGTAAGAATGTTCAAATTTACTCTTACGGATCACCAAAAGTTTCTGATCAAGTTTTGTCTGGTGGACAACCCACTCATTGGAGGGTGGTTCGCCGTAGTGATCCTATCCCTTTTACTCCTCCTTGGCCTTACAGTCATACAGGACTTTTTATAGATAGTCAGGATTTGGATTGGGGCACAGACAATGATAATGGTTTGATTTCACAAACAGATGGATTAACTCATGCCATAGCAAAATATGTTGAAACATTGAAGGCACATGCAAATTAGAAGGTCATATTTTGATGAAGAGCGATGTTTTGATATAATTACACAGCATGTTAAGGATGTGGTGCCATCACGCTTAGCTATGAGTGTTTTTGATCCAGAATATAGAAATTCATCCTCTGTTTTTTTATATGATGATGAATTGAAAGAAGAGTTTAAAAAAATTACTAAAGAAGAATATAAAAATTATGAATTGGGTATACAATTTGCAGAATATAATGCGGGACAATTTTATAAATGGCATGATGACCATAATCGAGTACAGTCTCACTCAATGATATTAAATGATGATTTTAAAGGAGGTGATTTCGTAATTAGAAATGATGAAGAGGGGTGGAAGAAGACATTTAAATTAGGAACAGGAGATGTTATCTCTTTTGATTCTAGTTTATTACATAAAGTAGAACCGGTTAGAAAGGGAGTTCGATACGCATTAGTTTGTTGGGTATTAGATGGAAAGAAGGATCTCCCAAAAAACTTTATAGAACAGGCAACAATGATATGATTAGTCTAACACAAATAGCAGCAAGAAACTTTAAGAGAATTCGTGAGGATGAAGAATTGTCTGAAGATATACCATTGAGAGTAGCCGTTAAAGGTGGTGGGTGTGCTGGGTATGAATATGTACTCACGTTTGATAATCCTAATAAACGTGACTTAACATTTGAGTCAAAAGGTGTTAATATAGTAGTAGATAGAAAAAGTCATATAATTATTGATGGTCTTGAAATAGAATGGTCAACTGATTTATCAGCACCAGGACCGAGGTTTCAAAACCCAAAAGCAGCTTCAACGTGTGGATGTTCAACCAGTTTCTCAATTAAACCAGCAGAGGTGTTTACACCCGCATGGATGAAAGTATAATATGGCTTACTGGCAACATGAAGATCATCTATCAGAATTACAAGAAGTGGAACAAGAGCGTGACCACTATAAAAACAAGTGTGAAGAGTTAGAAAAAGAACTAAAAAGAATTAATGATATATATTTCAGAGATGCAGAATCATAATACAGAGTTGGATCAAGATATTTTAGATTTAGAACAAGAGCGTGACCACTATAAAAATGAATGTGAAGAGTTGGAGAAAGAAATAAAAAGACTCAATAATGTATATTATAGATTTTTGTCAAAAGATGGTAAAGCTTTTCCTGATGAGGAATGAACATTGCGAGTAAATGGAATACCAACCATATTAACTAAAGCAGAAAAGCGTACAGAATTAAAAGAACTTGTATCTGCTAAGAAGATGCTAAAAGAAGTTTTAAATTATCAAGAAACATATAGTGACCGTGTAGAAATAAGAAAGGATATCAGAGAAATAGAAACAAGAATCAAGGAGATAAAGCAACAAAATGCCACAGCACAAACATTTATTAATTCGAGCAGAGGTGAATGATCCGATAACATCGGAAAAAGAATGTAAAAAGTGGCTTCGGAATTTAATAAAAGTAATAGAAATGAAAATTATTAAAGGACCTTATGCATCTTATGTTTCTAAGGAAGGGAATCGTGGAGTAACGGGAGTGGTGATGATTGAAACAAGTCATGCCGCTATCCATGTTTGGGATGAAGTAACCCCAGCATTAGTTCAATTTGATGTATATTCTTGTGCGGATTTTTTAATACAAGATGTATTATTTCAATTTAAAGAGATGAATCCATCTAAAATAGAATGGAAGTTTTTGGACAGGTCGGAAGGTCTTAAAATAGTTAACACCAATTCTTTACAAAGTGGTCGAGGAGGGTACACCCGGATTCGCACCTCAGAGATACACACTGATAACACATAAAGGTAATATAATGGAAATAATGGAAATTAAAAATATGACAACTGTAGAAATGAGAAATTTATTGAATAAGTTGACAAAGGAGATTAGATTTAGAGAAGCGGTCGGTGAAGAGATATGGCAAAGGCGCCAAAAGGTGGGAAACAAAAGCTGTATTCCTATGTTTGAAGATTATGAAGAACCGGTAGTATCAATATGAAAAAGAAAGTCGGAAAACGTAAGGGTAAGGGATGGCGTAAGCGTTCGCCTAGATGTACGTTATGCACCACTTATAGATGGCTTGGAAATACTAAGGAACGTAAGCGACACTCCTATTATCGTCAAATGGGAGAAAAAGATGAAGGGAAAGCTTTTTGAACAGCGGAGCAACCGCGGTGTTCATAATTGGTTTCGAGCTGAAATTATTATTCCATTAATTGTAATTGAATTAATAGCAATTTATTATTTACTATGAAACAAAAAGAACTCAGACATGCTATGGAAACTCAGTTCCGTTATAAATTCTATAACTCAACAGAATTTCCATTTTTACCAAGCATGGGAATTAGACATATTATGCAAGGATTTGAAGCACCCAACGAAGAAATTGGTTACATAGGAATGTTACACTTATGGTGGGTGAATGAAGATTCAGGAATTGAGTATGATAATCCTAGATATTTTGTTAAAGGAACTTGGAACAGCGAGTGGTTAGATACTCCACAGGAAGGACTAAAACTCGCCATTAAATTACAAGCAGAACAAGCAAAAGTGTATGATGAAAATAAATTGTGGGAAGTTCATATAAGAAACAATGAAGAAATTAAAAGAAAAATGTTGACTATAAAAGAGGGTGATGAAGAGAAAGAACTTGACAATGAAGAAAAAATCGTGTATAATTAAGGGTATGTTGGGTAAATGACAGTTTGTGGGCAGACGGAGGTAGACCTGTTCTGTGGGTACAAATGCTCTACTCTGGAGAAATTTAAGGTGTTATGTGGGGATCCGCCGGTATGCGCCACAGGACGAGACATAACTTAGGGGATGACGTATCACTCGGTGATACCTCTCATTCGCACATCCAGAGCTCTACCCAACTTTAATAAAATATATATAAAGGGAAAATAATATGTCACTATATTCTAAATTTTGTGCGTGGTTATCAGGTTGGCCAGAAACCTCACATTCGAACGCAAGTCATGGTAGATCTAAACACGATGAAGATATGATGTTTGCTGAAGAAGAAGCAATGATTAGAGAAACCAATAAGAACATAGGGAAGAAACCCAAAGGATTGAACCCCAAAAAAAAGAAAAAGAAAAGAGCAAAATGAGTTTTAGAGAAATATGGCATGGTCCTAGTTTTTTGAATAGAAAACCTTCAGCCCTTAGAATGGCTGCGAGGGACGCAGAAGGAAGAAGAAAACGAAAGAGACAGAAACATGTTGTCCATGAACACTTCCGTAAAGATTGGGACGTGGACTTGTGGGATTGATAGAAGCATATTATGTTACATGGTTCTGGAAAAATCTTGTATTCATATGTGCATCATTACAATTTTTATATTATATAGATAAACCTCATGGATTTTGATTGGGGCTCAATAAATAAAAAGACCGGAGTTGACGAACTGCAATCATATACTTCTTCAGTTCCTTAACACATCCGGAGGTTCTATTTGACCATTTGAGCCCCATACAACAGAAAGTATATTGTTGATGTTTAATTTTCAACCAACACTTGAGGCTAACGGCATAATGGTTCGCCCAATAACTGAATTAGACTTTGACGATATGTTCCTAGCTGCAAGTGATCCTCTTATATGGGCAGGCATGCCAGCCAAACAGCGTTATAAAAAAGAAAACTTTGAGGGATTTTTTAGTTTTCTATTGGATACAAAAAAGGCTTTTGCCATTGTTGATGTTACAAAGAATAAAATAATAGGCAGTACTAGATACTATTTGACAGACAAAAATCAGTTAAGTATGGGAAGTACATTCTTAACAAGAGAATATTGGGGAGGTTCAACAAACCTTGCATTTAGAAGTTTGTTGTTGGATCATGCATTTCAATATTTTGACGAAGTGTTTATTCACATATCACAAGATAATGAACGCAACCACAAGGCTACCTCCAAGTTAGGCTTTACATATGTATATGATGAAGAATTGCCTTTGGGCGGTGGCGGTTCACGTTTAGACAGATGGTATCGTATTACCAAACAAGAATGGCTTAATGACGCCGGCATGACCACGATTGTTAATTTTCTGGTTGACACCAATCGAGCTCAACCGGGTCTAGTTAGAAAACAAGTTGAAAAAGAATCGCGCTATGGATAGTGAATATAAAGAATTTATAGGAATTTATGATAACAGCGTACCAGTAGAAGTATGCGAAGAATTTGTAACGCGTTGGGATGAAGCGATAGATAAAAGAACAATAATAGAAGACCCCAACCATGTTGATTTTCATCCTCAACGAAATCCCTTAGAAAGAAAGGATGAGGCTGCAAACATTTGGCCATTATCATCCACCATATATCCGGTTCCACCGGTTCATAAATATTTTGATTGTTTAAAAGAGTGTTTTATGGATTACGCAAAAAGATATTCTTTCAGTTATGGTGGACCTCTTTTCAATGATGTTTTCAAGATTCACAAATGCCAGCCATCAGAAGGATATCATACATGGCATTATGAAAATTATGATGGAAATCATTTAGATAGACTTATAGTATACATGACATATCTTCAGGTTCCGTCTGAAGGTGGAGAAACAGAATTTCTTCATCAGTCGATGCGTATAGAACCGATTGTGGGAAGAACATTAATATGGCCAGCAACATATACTCACTTACATAGAGGCAATCCTCCGTTGAAGGGTGATAAAATGTATGTTACGGGATGGTTCACTGGAGGAAAAGGATTACATGATGCTTCAGGTAAATGATGTTAAAGAAATGGAGGTAAATATGACAGAAGAAGAAGGACAAAAACCACAAAGCGCAACAGACCCCAACTCAGAGTTATTCCAAAGGGGGTTTCATGTGTTTATGGGGGATGTAACAATGGAATCAATGCATCCGATAATTAATTGGATTATTGCAGCCAATTTTGCTAAAGAAAAGAAACACAAAGAGTTGACTTTGGGGATTTGTTCTCCTGGCGGTGATTTGAATGCGTGTT